TGCTCTTCTTTTTGTTCTGGTTTCTTGAAGACGCACTCCATCTTACATTTTGGCCAATGTTCATTATTGGACTGGTTGCCGCCATCATCTATTTCATCTGGACTACAAAAATCGGTCTTTAGCCCTGCCAATCCTCATCGAAATCATCCGGGCTCACTTCGGTGGGCTTTTTCTTTTGCCCGAAGGTAAGAAACTTCTCCACCTTGTGTGGCCTCTTTCCCTTTTTCAGAAACGCATTCACAAACAGCGCCTTGAAATGTGCGATTATGTAATCCATGGACGCCATGCCCCAGGGCTCCAGCTGATAATAAGCGACCCACTCAAACAACTGGTCTGAAGACATCTCCCGCAGCATAGCGTCCGGATTCGCATACCCAAGCTCCAGCGCTAATCTAAGGACGAATTGTCGCTCAGTATTTGCTGAGAGTTTTTTTTCGCCTCGTTCACCGCCTCGTCCGCGTTGCCGATCCCGGAAATCTCCATGATCTTCTTCGCGATGCGGGAAATCGGAGCGTTGGACTTTTTCTTCAATGCCTCGATATCCTTGTTGGTGAAAATACGAGCACCGTCCTCATTCACAACACCCATCACCGTCAGCAGCTCTTCCAGCTCCTCGGTTTCCTTCACCTGGACACGCTGCGTGATCACAGAACGCTGCCCGCCGGAAAGCGAACGAACCCGAACCGTACCGCCCCATTCCGGGCATTCCACATCCGCGTAATTGAAATCCTCCGCGGCAAAAATAGCATCAGCAGTCAAATACTTTCCCATATTCCTCTTTTCTTATCTGTTAGCCATTAGCGATTAGCGATTATCCGATCAATTCCTTGTTCCTGTCCACTGGTCACTGTCCACTGACCATTGACTACCCATTCAGCAATTCATCGGAAACATCTTCGATCTCACCGAAAAGCGCCAGACCGACCGTATCGATAATCACATCCGGGCTCTGCGGATCCGCTTCATTCCGCGTGATTTTCAGCACAGAAGCCGTGAACTGATAAGCCAGCCCATCCGGATAAACCAGACGCCACGGCGCATCCTCATGACTTTTCCACAGTGTGAAGATCTGCTGATGAACCGCGTTCGTGCGGTCCGTTTCCATCTCGAATTCATAATCACCCGGATCGGAAAGGCCGCTGGGGATATATTCCCGGTTATGGGACTGATGATGGGTGACCTCGATTTTCTCGTCTTCCATCTCGATACCCGGCACATTCCGCAGCCGCGGCACATCTGCCCAGGTGATTTCATTCCCCGTACCGCTCCCCAGTTGGAGCTTCACACCCAGATTGGTAAAATACTTCTTCGCCATAATGCACTCCTTTTTTTAGCTGTTAGCTAATTTATTCCTTGTTCCTTGTTCCTGACCACCGGTCACTGACTTCCGACCACTGGCCGCTGAATCCTGGGCACTGGCTCCTGAATCCTGATCACTGGCCACTGACCGCTGTCCCCTACACTTATGCCCCTTTCGGGCAAGATGCCGATGAAACTCAGCCTTATCCAAAGACGTGAATCCGCATTCACACTCATAAAACGGATGTCCAAACCATTCCTTCATATCACTCCTTATTCCGGTCCCTGAATCCTGACCCCTGAATCCTGAATCCTGACCCCTGAATCCTCATTCTTCATTGATAAGCAGCCCTTTGTACTGAAGCCAAATCCGCTTCGACTTGATGTTCGGCTCCCATATATCCTTCTTATCCTTCATACTGAGCGCAAACACCCAATTTTCCGATTCAACATCCCGATGAAGCAGGACGTCATTCAGAACCTGTCCCATCCGATCGATCTCTTCCAGCGGACCAAACAGATTGACCTCAATCACCACATCATGAACCCCGGAAGGCCCGGAAGTCGTTACCCGCTCAGTATCCTGATAAAACAGGTACGTCACGACCTTCACCGCCGCCCGTGCCAGCTCATCCATCTTGACAAACGGCATGTTCGCCTGATAGATCAGCACACCCGTCAGTGCCTCCTTCAGAATCGCTTCAAAAGCTTCATACCGCGTTATCGATTCCATCTGCTATCGCTTCCCTCATTACTTCAGATATCTGGTCGATATGTTCCTCTGCTGCCGGTCTCAGGTAAGGACGGGCGGGAATTGTGACCTGCTTCACCTGCCGCCATTCCCCATCGATTTGAAATTTCAGATATTGACCGTGAACCGGTCTGATCGTCCCCCCGAACTCCTGGATCCTTCCGTAGATCACATGCGGGCCGATTTCAGCCTCAGCGCCATTTCCGACGATCCTGCTCTCCGAACGGATAGAGTTCCGCAGCTGTCCCCGCTGTCTGTCGCTGAAGACATCACGGGCATTAAGCTGTGCGTTGAACTGGATCACCGCCGCACCCTCATCCACCGCGTCCTTCGCGATAGAAGTAGCCGCCGCTTTAGAAAGCGTTTTCAACTTCCGTTCCAGCTCATCCGTACCCTCAATATCTATCCGTATCGACGCCATTACACATATACTTCTTTCAGCCGTACCACATGTCCCGAAGGGCCGTAACTGTCAGGCATACTGCTCACCTCGAAATGCAAAACCGGATCCAGCTCAGTGCCAAAGGATTTCGTCAGGCTCACCCGGTCATGCATTCCGATTTTCACGCTTAATGGCAGACGGAGTTCCGCATCCGCCTGAATCATGTCATACAGAGCGTTATCCGCCTTGCCGCTGTAACTCAACGCCTTGAACCCGCAGATACTGTGAACCGGCTCCCCGTAGCTGACTGTACCGTCACCGCCGACGATATACGGTTCAATGTCGCATTCGTGCATCATTGATGCTTCCTGCGTTTTTCGCAGTTGGGCAAGGATCCGTGCGTCAAACATCATTCCAGAATCTCCAGCGTCGGGTCAACGACCATTCCGCAGAACAATCCGGATTGAGCCTTCTCCGCTTCGGCATTGGCCATATAGCGGTCATACAGAGCACCCTGCTTGTATTCACCGCCATCAGCCGACCAGTCAAACAGAGAAGCAACCGCCGCAGCCTTCCAGCACCAGATATCATAAGCCGCCGCGTGCAGGTCTCCTTCCCGTTCCGTCAGGATGCCGGTCAGTTCTTCATCGGTGTAATCTGAACTTTCCGCCGGGAATTCGCCAACTCTGCGGCGGAGTGCTGTGATTTCAGCTGCGGTCGGTTCGTAACTCATTTCTTCGCTTCCTTCTTACTGCCCTTTACCGGTTCTGTTTCAGTTTTGGAAGAATTTACTTCATTCTTCATTCTTCCTCCTTCTGACCCCTGACCACTGATCACTGATTCCTTCAATCCCACAAACGTCGACATACTATCCGCCTCAGGCAGTCGGGACAGCAGTCGCGGAAGAGTGGACGTAGATACCCTTGCGCTGGTTCTCATAGACATCCACAATTCCGTACTTGCGGTACATCAGCACATAACCATCAGAAAGGGTGTGCTGACCCGGAGCAAGCAGATGATTGGCAACGTGCTTGTCATACTTGATCAGGGACGGCTTGTGGATGATCATGAAGTTCAGATACTTCGCACCATCAGCCGGTTTGTAATGGCCGATGACCTCATCGCCGGTTCTGCCGTCAAGCATCTCGATACCGCTCATAAAGCGGGATTTCGGCACCCTGGTCACGCTGGCAAACTGCGCGATCACTTCCTTGGACTTGTAAGTGTCCATCGCCATCAGGCTATTGACCAGAGACGGCGTAGCGTACAGATAACGGTTTTCGGAAGGAACTTCCTCGTCATCCATCGCGTCGATTGCCTCCAGCAGTGCCGCAAGGAACTGATCCGCGCCGGAAAGGTTCGCGGCTGTCGGTGCCAGAACACCCTGAAGCCCTGCCAGAGTGGCAAAGGTGAAAGCATCCGCTTCCGGAGCAACACGGGTGCGTTGCAATTCACGACCCGCCATGCCAAATGCCAGGTTGAAGGTTTCCTGATCATCCATCGCGTCAACCATGATGCGGGTACCGCGGTCATAGTTGAACTCCGCATATTTCCAGACCAGGGAAACACCGCCGTCCGGGTAACCGGTTACCCGGCTGTAATCACCCAGACCGCCGGTTGTCATCTGCGGGTAGTAGATGGTTTTTGCGTCCGCACTGACACGAACAAATGCCGGATCACCGGAAAGCTGTGCAGTCACGGAATCTTTCTTGAATTCCTCATCGAGGAGGTCGGTATAATTGGTTGCTAAAGCGATTTGGTTAGCCATTATTTATCTCCTTTTGGTTCCAATCCGAAGATCCTGCGCATGGCCGCCTCATTGGAGCCTTCCACTTCAGGATTCTTGAAGCCGGACATATTCCCCGGCTGGTTCGGATTCTCATAGATGCCGGTCTTGTCCTTGGTTATGACGCTGAGTATTTCGCTCACGCCCTTTCCTTTATTTTCCGGCTTGCCAAGTTCCGCCTTGATCTGGCTGATCAAAGCCTGCTCAGTATATTCGTTCACGAATTTCTTGTCTTTCGGGAAAGCCTCCCGGATAACAGTAGTCAACTGCTCATCTGCCGCCTTCGCTTCGGCTTCCTTCTTTGACTGTTCGATCTGCGCCTTCAGGTCATCGAGCTGCTTCTTCACGTCGGCATTGTCACCGGCTTTCTTTTCCAGCTCCGTCACCTGGGACTTGTAGGTCTCGATAGTCTTGTTCGCCTCGGTAAGGTCGGCAGCGGCTTTTGCGGCTTTGTCCTTCTCCGCCTGAATGTCCTTCCCATACTCAGCCATGATCTTATCCAGCTGGTCTTCGGGAACTCCGGCATTCTTCAGAAATTCGCGGTTCATTTTTGTCTCCTATACGCTTGTTGACAGGGTCGCGTCCCCGTGTAGTTTCGGTCGGCATACGCCCCGACCCCGGCGGAAAAAGAAAAAAGCCGGCAAGGAACTTTCATTTTTCCTCAACCGGCCTTCTTTCATGCTCTTGTTGATCGCGGATTTGCTCCGCTAAATCTATTATATCACAGTTTTTTCGATTTTTATATCAGTTTTTGCATACATTTCAATTGTGACAATTCCCGTGTCGCCCATATTCTGCCTGAATGCTACATTCAACACAGGAAAAGCCTTTCCGTCCATTTTGACTTCACACTTGAGCTCGTCGGAAATGATTTCAATGTGTGGTTGGCTCATTTCGGCTCCTGCTCTAAGATGTGATTTACAAACTCTTCTGGTAATCTCATGCCGTATTTTTCAAAGTAATACATAGTTTTATATTTCCATTCATATTTTCCATCGGTAAAACAAATATTAGTATTCAATGGCATTGTTTTTCCGGTTATTTCATCAGCCCATGCACCAAATGAAGATTCGCATACAGTTCCGGATTTCAAGTAATTAAGCACAGTAGTGCGAGCAGGCTCATTCATTGGAGAAATTATTGACCTGACAGGAACAGGTTTATGAGTAAATTTATCAAAATATAACCATTCCATTCTTTCGACGATTATAAGTTTTTCATAATTTAGGTTTTCTAAATTTACCATTTGGACTATACTTTCTCCAATCTCCAACAGTTCCATCTTCATTTTCAATTCTATATTTACCATCAGGACGAAGAAATATTTCTCCAGATGGAGCAATAATATTTACATTCATTATATCAGATAATGCCTGAGCCGTAAGCGCGTTATCACCCCCTGTATCACATGAAAAAAGCCGAATATCGCCACCATGATAATTTGGTGTTTCTTTCAATATATCAGCAAATTCATAGGCCGAAATCTTTGTTTCGTTACCATCTGCATCAGC